TGGCGGTCTGCTCAACCCGGACCAGAACGATCGCTTCATCCAGAACCTCACGGACACCGACACCATCATGCGTGTCGTCCGCACCGTTCCGATGAGCGCGCCGACCCAGAAGATCAACAAGCTGGGCTTCGGTTCAAACATCATGAAACCGGCATCGCAGAACCGCGCCGCCGCAACGTCGCTGCACACTGGCCGGTATCTGGCCGACGCCCACCGCTCTGCGCCCACGTCTTCGCAGGTCACACTGACCACGTCGGAAGTCATGGCCGAGGTTCGCCTTGGCTACGAAATCCTCGAAGACAACATCGAGAAGGGCGGCATGGAGAACACCGTGCTGGCGCTCATCTCTGCGAAGATGGCCGAGGAGATGGAAAAGCTTCTCGTGCAGGGCGACCAAGGTGCGACGGCCGGCGCTGACCCGTGGCTCGACCTGATGGACGGTCTTCTGGCCCTCTCCACGGCCCACGTGTACGACGCAGGCGGCGCCCCGGTGTCGGCTTCGATGTTCAACACGGCACTGAAGCAGATGCCCACCAAGTACCGGGCGAACCGCAACGCCATGCGCTGGATGACGGCCATGGACACCGAGGCAGACTACCGCCTTGCTGTTGCTTCGCGCGGCACGGGCCTCGGTGATGCTGTCCTCACGGGCAACACGCCGCTCCCGGTACTGGGCATCCCGATGATCGGCGCGGCTTTCATGCCGACGACGAACATCCTCTTCACCAACCCGCAGAACTGCATCTTCGGCGTTCAGCGGAACATCCGCCTCGAAACCGAACGCGACATCCGCGCTCGCGAGGTCATCATCGTGGTGACCATGCGTATCGCCGTCGCGATCGAGGAGAACGATGCAGTGGTGAAGGTCACCAACCTCGGCGTCGCGTAAGGGGTAACCCCCTGACCGCTTCGGGCGGGGGCCAGTGCTTGTCCTTCACTGGCCCCCGTTCCGACCCCACCAATCATCACAGGTTAGGAGCCTGACATGCCTATCAAGATTTCCAAAGACGGCGGGGTCGCACTGGACGGCTCCAACCCTGAGAAGGTTATGCTGGCCCTTGCCCAGCAGAACGCACAGGGCGCGGTGGCTGCTGTTGCCGCCATGACTGACAGCGGTGCCGGTACTTCCAACGGTACCATCATCCTGTCCGCCCCTGTCACCAACGTCGCCGCCACCGGCAGCAACCTTGCCGACAAGACCACGGCAGAAGCTGCCGCCGTCACGGTGTCGAACGCCCTGATGGAACTGGTCGCGAAGGCGAACGAGTACAGCGCCATCCTTGGCCTTGGCTCGATTACGAACAACCTCGGCGGTGCGGCCGCTGACGGTACCATTGCGGCGATCACCAAGACCGTGACGGGTGCAGCTACCGGCATCCAAGCCACGCAGACCAACACCTACATCGCCGCCGTGAACAAGGCGCTGGTGTCGATCAAGGCCAAGGTCAACGCACTGGCCCGCGCTGTGGGCTACGCCGATGTGGAGACGGCCGTCTCTGCCGGTGCCGAGGTGCCGACGATCATCACCACGCTCCCGGCGCTTGTCGTGAACGCACTGGGCACCGCGGCTTCGCCGGGCGTGACCAAGGCAGCCTTCGACGCCGTGCTGACCGCGCAGGCCAACAGCATCAAGGCGCTGTCGGTTCGTCTGGACAGCCTGACCGCCGCCCGCGCGCCGCTCGTGCTGGTGCAGTAACCGGAAAGGGGGGGAGCCATTGCGCTCCCCCTGACCCCGGGCTAAGCCTACCCATCAACGTCTGACAGGAAGACAAAGGACAACCCAATGGCCCACTACATCGCCACACTGAAGATCGGCAACAGCTACCACTGCTTCGGCCGCACGTTCCTTGGCGGTACGCCGAGCGACAAGCCGATCACCGCTGCCGAGAAAGAGTATCTTGAGCAGACCGCCATCCACGTGAACAAGACCACGGACGGCAAGCGCCTCCCCGAGCCCATGTTCACCTTCGAGGAGGTGAAGTCGGAACCCCGGGCACGCGCCCCTCGTGTGGCCGCGTCCTAACCGAGCGGCTGGATAGGGTCCACGGGGCGGGCGCTCGTAAAGAGTTGCCCGCCCTTTTCGTTTGCAGGAGACAGACATGCCGACCGAGTACGCCCTTGCCGACCTCCCCACCATTCGAGCCCGCATCAACGTGCAGGCGCGCAACAATGACTTCGACCCGGCGCTGGTGATGTTCTCCCGCATTGCCACCCAGATGATCGAGGCCCAGATCGGGCTGACCCTGCTGGCCGCTGACCATGTGGAGGTGCGCGACACCTTCAAGAATTACAGCTTCGCCTTGAACCTTGTCGGCGGGAGCTACGGTGGGCAGGTGGACAACTACCAAGTGCAGCCGGTGCGCCTGCGGCTGAAGGGCTCGCCCCTGAGTGTGGCGGATGGGGTCGAGGTGCGGTACGACCCCCTTGACCGGGCGTTCGCTGCCGGGTCCGTGATCGACCCCGCCTACTATACCGTGGACTACCAGACCGGCACCCTTGTGCTGGAGACGCCCGTGGATACCCGCCCCAGAGCCCTACGGATCGCGTACAGCGCGGGTTACCCTCTCGACTATGAGACAGTACCCGACGCCGACACCGCGCGTGTGGGGGCTCTGGAGGAGGACGTGGACGCCCTGTCCACACTGGTCATCCCCACCACGTCAGACGACGCCATCGCCCGGCTGGTGGATGGGACGGTCGACAAGGTAGCGGCCCAAGCCGCGACCAAGGCCGCAGCCACCGCGTACGTGCAGTACACCTTCCCCGGGCTGGCCTACGTTGCCGGGGCTAGCTGGTACGCGCCCAGTGACGTGACGCCGGTGGGTGACGCGGGTGGGGACATGACCACCGCCGCCCTGACGCTACAGGGCAGCGTGCTGGGTGACTTCACCGACACCGTGACCATAGCGACCCAAGACTATACCGGGGTACAGGACGGCCACGAACTACGGATCGACGCCGGGCGTCACGCGACCGGGTACAAGGCGTTCAGGCTGGTGTGCGCCGGGACCAACGCCACCGTGATCCGTTGCGCGCAGGTGGTGTGGCGCTGGAAAGACCCCGAGCGTGCGTTCCTGCGGGACGTGCCCGCCAGCTTGGCCGGGGCCTGTGCCCTGTTGACCAAGTACCTCTGGTCGAAGGACAGGGGTGGTGGCATTGGTATGGCCGGTGCGGTGGAGCGCCGCAACACGGCCTTCCAGAACCCGGGTGCCATCCCCGCTGAAATCCTCGGCATGATCGGCCCCTATCGCCGCACCCGTATGTAGCCCCATGGCCCTACAGACCCGTGCCTTCTATGCCGGTCGAGAGTACGGGGTCGCCCGGGACGCTGTACTGGCGCTGGACCGTGTACTCACGGTGGACATGCGCCAACGCCTGCCCCGGATATTGCAGACATCACTAGAGCGGTATCTGAAGCGTGTGGCCACGATTGTGGCGACCCGGAATAGCCGACCCTACCCGGGCGGGAAGTCCCCATCGAGCCTGTCGCGCCGCAGCGGTTCCGCCGTGGCCTCGATCCATGACAGTGTGCGGGCGACACCCAGCCAACGGGTGGAGGGTGTACGCGGATACATCGGCGGCAACTTCTACCTGCGCACGCACGAGTTCGGAGCCGTGATCCGTGCCACCCGCAGCGAGTACCTGACCATCCCCCTGCCTGCTGCGCTAGACAGCAACGGGGTGCCCCTGAGACGCAGCGCCCGCATGTGGGCCAACACCTTTGTGGCCCGTAGCAGACGCGGCAACCTGCTGATCTTCCAGAACAGGCCGGGCGGTGCCATAGTGCCCCTGTACGTGCTGAAGCGCGAGGTCCGCATCCCGCCCCGGCTGGGTATGGGTCTGACGCTGGACCAGTACGCGATCAAGTTCATAGATGACGTGCTCCTTCAGGTGCGCGCCGAGTTCGGAGCCTAACATGGACGCCCAGCCGGAACGTGAGAACACCGTCCGCGAGAGGATCGTGCAGGAGGTCCTGCGCCGACTGAAAGCGATGGACCCCGATCAAGGCGACGTGATCGGATGGAACGAGGTCGTGCGCTTCCGACTGGAAGACCTAGCAGACGAGCGGGTGGCCGGTGATGTGTGCGCCGTGTTCGACACCACGGAGACGTACGAATATCTCAGCGGCTGCACAGAGTGTACCCTGACCCTGCAAGTGGAGTGGTGGGCGCGCATCGAGACAGGTGAAGACGGGGCCGCACTGATGGAGCGCATCAGGGGCAATCTAGTGCAATTGCTGGGTGCCGAGAACCAACTGATCGAGGCCGATAGCCAGCGCGTGCTGACCAAGATGGTGCGTCCGGTGCGCTATGACAGGGACGTGGACGGCCCCCGCGTGGACTATGGCGGGGCCTTCCTAGAGTTGACAGTCATCTATCGGCACCGCATAAGCGACCCGCATTCTCTCGTAGGAGGTCCGTAGTGGCTCAGGATGAGAAACCCACGGGCGCTGCGCCCGCTTCAGCAAACGCTTCCAAGCCCGCCAAGGCCCCCGCACCTGTAGCATCCGAGCCCGAGCCGTACGATGGCCGGGGCGGCGTCTACCGCATGGAAAACGGCAAGCGTGTACGAGTGGAAGACCCCAGCTAACCCAGATGCCCGCGAGGGCGGTGCCATAGGAGACTGACATGGTTGCGACTAACAGCGCCGTCTTGCTCGCAAAGATCGAGACGACTTTCCGAACCGACCCCGTGCCGACGCCGGGCTCTAACGCCCTCCTGATCGTTGAGCCGCCGAACGTGACCGCCGATGCCCAGCGCATCCAGCGTTCGCCCGCCCGGGCCAGCCTCTCCAAGTACCCGGGCCGCACGGGCCGCATCACCCAAGCGGTGGAGTTCGTGCACGAGGTGATGGGCTCTGGCAACACAGCCGGTGCTGCCGCCCCGCCGATGGACGCCCTGCTGCGCGCCTGCGGCCTTGCCCGCACCGACTTCACCACCGCTGGTCTGCTTCAGTGGTGGAAGCGTTCGGGTAACGTGGGTGTCGCCGCGTGGGCCAACGGTGCCACCGTTGCGTACACCCCGAATTACGTCCGCTACTACACGTGGACCGCGACGACTGGCGGCGGGTCTGGCGTTGCTGCCGGTACCGTGACCTCCCCGGCGATGGAGCTGCCGGACGGTTCGACACTGGCCGCGATCAACACCACGGGCGTGGTCCTGACCAACGCAACCGAGATCGTGCTGGGCAACGGTGCGAAGGTGACCCCGTCCGCCGTGGCCGGCATCGCCATCGGTGACGCCTTCGTCTTCCAGTTCGGACCCCCGGGCAACCTGTACCGCCCCATCTCCACCGCCTTCGAGAGCGTGACCACGTACGCCTATTACGAGGGTCTGCTGCACAAGATGCACGGCGCTCGTGGTTCGGTGAACATGGAGTGCGTGGCGGGCGAGATCGCCAAGCTGTCCTTCAACATGACCGGCGACTGGGTGCTGCCCATCGACGCCGCCATCCCCACCAACACGGTGGTGTCGGAGTTGAACCCGCCCATCGTTGAGTTCGCCAACGTGCGTATCGACAACAACCTCGCCGCCTGCCCCGCGAACTTCAGCGTTGACCTGTCGAACGAGACGGCCATCCGCGAGTGCGCCAACGGTGCGCAGGGCTACGCCGGGGGCCTTATCACGGGCCGCAACCCGACCGTGTCCTTCGACGCTGACTTTGGGCCGGAAGCCACCTACCCCTTCTGGACCAAGTTCCAGAACGCAACCGAGGTGGACTTCTCGTTCAACATCGGTACGACGCGCGGGAACATGTGCCACGTACTGGCGCACATCCAGTTCACGCAGAACGCCTACGGCGACCGCAACAACAGCCGCATCTATGACATCAGCGCCGAGGCCGTCTCGCGTGCCGGTGACGACGAACTCTCGTTCTACTTCTACTAGGCGACAACATGCAGGCGGTAGGACAGACGCCCGCGTGTACGGATAAGCCGGGACGGAAGACGTGGAAGTGCTACGTCATCATGGTCCCGGCTGACCCCGCCAACCCGAACAGCGGTTCCCGCTGCCACGGTGTGAAGCGATCCCGAACAGAAGCGGACACGGTGGCGAGTGCGATCCCGCACGCCAGAGTGGAAAAGCATTTCGCGGACTGACCGCGAGAGTACCCCGGTACACCGGGCACATAAACGAAGGACAGGACAGAGCTATGGCACGTAAGGCATTTATCTCCGGGGCGACCAAACGGATCAGCCACCCGGATGACAAAGACAACCCCACCATCTACA